TGATTAACAACAACGCCGGCTACACCGGTGACCTTGAAATTGCCCTTATCACAACCGAATTTGCGACGGAAATCCTTGGAGAAATTCTCGACAACAACGGCGTTCTTGTGGAAAGAAATGATACAGAACTTGCACAGTTTGCATTGATGTTTGAGTTTCTTGGAGACAAGCACCACATCAGACACGTGATGTATTGCTGCTCAGCTTCACGTCCTGCGACAGAATCTGCAACTACAGAGGAAAGCACAGAAGTTAAGACGGAAAAGCTGACGCTCAAGGCGACGCCTTTGCCGACGGGTCTTGTAAAGTCCAAGACAACTGAAAGTACATCGGATACAGTTTACAACAACTGGTTCAAGACACCCTACAGCCCAAGTACACAAACAGCCACAACAACTACCAAGACATCTTAAGGAGGTACTGCTATGTCTATCAAGAAGAATATTACCATTGACGGTATGGAGGTACCATTCAAGGCAAGTGCAGCTGTGCCACGTCTTTATCGTCTGAAGTTCCACAGGGATATTTACAAGGACTTTGCATCGCTGAAAACGGATGTGGAAGAGGGAGATGAGAACAAAAGCGAACTCGATATTGAGAGCCTTGAGGTTTTCGAGAACATCGCCTACATCATGGCAAAACACGCCGACCCGGAAAACGTTCCCGACAGCCCTGATGATTTCCTGGAACGGTTCAATACGTTTAGTATTTATGAGATTCTTCCTCAGCTGATTGAATTGTGGGGACTGAATACAGCAACACAGGTTGAGTCTAAAAAAAACATCGCCCGACTGACCGGCCGATGACTACTCCGCTTTTTCTCCTGAGATGCAAACAGCTCGGTCTTTCCATGACCGAGCTGGATTTGCTGACAATTGGGCTTATCAATGATATGTTCACGGAACGTGAAAATGATGATTACGATGGCTGGAATGAGGTCGCTGGACAGGCGGATTTTGATAATTTCTAAATAGCCTCTTTACTTTTTTCTCTTTATGCAGTATAATAAAGGAAAAGATTCTAAGGGGTGGAAATATGAGTAATTTTAGAGATGAAGATTATGCTTATATTCTTGGAGATTGTCTGCATGATATTTTTTATGTTGATTCATCTTACCGTGGAAAAATTGCTCAAATGAGGTTGCTTTCTGAAATAATAGTAAGGAAGCTGATCGATTATAATCCAGATGATCAGTTGACAATCGGTGACAAGGAAGTCCTAAAGACTGTAAAAGCTCTCACATACGGAGACCATTTTAAGAAATGTATTCTTGCTGTTAAGAATGATACAACTGACTATTACGCAGCGAATTCCTGTTCACATTCAAAAGTACGTTCGCAAATAACACAAGATGATTATAACAAGATCTATGAGCATTTACTTGATCTTATTTCTTGCTTATTTATTCAGTTCTTTTCCAAGCATACTTTTGGCACGAACCAAAAGATAGTTAGCTGTTTTTCTTTGCTCCCGCCTATTATTCGATACAAGGTGCTGAGTTTTTTATATGCTAATGACAACCATAACATTATTTTGATCGATAAATTAGTGTTAGTAACATTAAAAGAATTTGGGAAGGAAAAGACGACTCAATGGCTTGAAGACAATAAAGCTCATTTGACTTCAATTCCAACTGATTTTTATGATAATATGTATCAATACTCTCTACGAACAGTGGCAACAAACATGAAAGCAACATATCAAACAATGGAAGAGGCAAAGGTGTTCTTCAATCACAATAAAAAAGCTTTTGTTGAGGACACCGAGGAAGAGGTGCGAGACTTTGCCAAATTGATGGAATTTTTCTATACCGGAAGAAAGCTGGACACAAAAATAGTTCCGTCAGAATATGTTGTGAGCTTTCATGACAAAAAATAACTGCCATTTATGTAAGGAGGAATGATTTGTATGCCGTACAATGCTTTAGGTGATCTGTATAAGATCGAAGTTGTCAAAAGGCTTCAAAAAATGGGATGCAATGTCAAAAGTGTTCATGCCTTAAATCTGATTTTAGAGAAAATGGGCATCCTTATTCATTCTGGAGATCATTGGCTCACTTCAAAAAACGGGGTTAAGTACACCATATACAGCAGTCAAGTATTCGATGCTGATGCGTGGCACCCTTCAATTGTTGATGCTGTTCTTGAATATTTACAAAATAGCGGAAGAGCCTAAAATATTAAATACACACAAAGCACTTGCTACGGCAGGTGCTTTTTTCATGCCTTTTTGCAGGAGGTGAAACCACATGGCAAACAGAATCAAAGGCATTACAGTTGAAATCGGCGGTGATACCACCAAACTTTCCAAGGCTCTGGAAGGTGTTAACAAGAACATCAAGAGTACTCAGACGCAGCTGAAGGACGTGGAAAAGCTTCTGAAGCTTGACCCGAAAAATACAGAACTGCTTTCCCAGAAACAAAAGCTGCTTGCTGACAGCATTGCTACTACCAAGGAGAAACTCACCACGCTGAAAACTGCCGCAGAACAAGCCAATACTGCACTCGCCAATGGTGAAATCTCTCAGGAACAGTATGACGCATTACAGCGAGAAATTATCGAAACCGAACAGGAACTCCGCAATCTCGAAACCGAAGCCGGCAAAGCATCGGACTCTTTGAAGCAAATCGGTGAAGCCGGAGAGATTCTCCAGAATGTCGGGGACAAGATTTTCGATGTTGGTGCTACACTTACCACAAAGGTTACAGTTCCGATTGCCGCCGCAGGTACAGCAGCAGTCAAGACAGCATCTGACTTTGATTCTGCTATGTCGAAGGTCGCAGCTGTATCCGGTGCAACCGGTGATGACCTTGAAAAGCTTCGTGATAAGGCTCGTGAAATGGGTTCGAAAACGAAGTTCTCAGCATCGGAAGCTGCTGAAGCAATGAACTACATGGCTATGGCAGGCTGGAAAACCGGCGATATGCTTTCCGGTATTGACGGTATCATGAACCTTGCGGCTGCGAGTGGTGAGGATTTGGCAACCACATCGGATATTGTCACTGATGCGCTTACTGCATTCGGCTTATCCGCTGCTGACAGCGGTCATTTTGCCGATGTTCTCGCTTCTGCAAGTTCCAACGCCAATACCAATGTATCTATGCTTGGTGAATCCTTCAAGTACTGTGCTCCGATTGCGGGTGCTTTGGGATTCTCCTGTGAAGATACAGCCGAGGCATTAGGCTTAATGGCAAACGCAGGCATCAAGTCCACACAGTCCGGTACTTCCATGCGTTCCATTATGACCGCACTTTCCAGTGAGGTCAAATTCTGCTCCTCTTCTTTCGGAGAAATGGAGATTGCAACCAGCAATGCGGACGGCTCCATGCGTGACCTTTCCGATATTCTTGCCGACTGCCGAGTGGCATTTGACCAGATGTCTGAATCTGAAAAAGCAAGCGCAGCACAGGCTCTTGTGGGCAAGAATGCCATGTCAGGCTTTTTGGCTTTGATGAATGCTGCACCCCAGGACGTTGAAAAGCTGTCATCTGCGATTGCGAACTGTGACGGCACATCGCTTTCTATGGCGGAAACAATGCAGGACAACCTTGGCGGTCAGCTGACTATCTTAAAATCACAGCTGGAAGAACTGGCTATTTCTTTCGGCGAAATTCTGATGCCTGTCATCAGATCAATCGTAACGAAAATTCAGGAATTTATTGATAAACTCAACGCCATGGACCCTGCCACAAAGGAGACGATTGTGAAAGTTGCTCTCGTTGCTGCGGCAATGGGTCCTTTATTGGTGGTAATCGGCAAAGTCATATCCTCGGTGGGAAGTCTGATGACTTTTATCAGCAAAGTTCCGACTATAATTGCAGGTGCAAAGACAGCATTTTCCACTCTTGGAGCTGCCATTGGCGGTATTTCTGCACCGGTGGTGGCTGTGATTGCAATCGTTGCTGTATTAGTTGCCGCCTTTGTAAATCTGTGGAATACCAATGAGGACTTCAAAAATAGCATTCTCTCCATTTGGGAACAGATAAAAGCTACATTTGAAAGGCTTACTTCCGGAATCGTCGACCGCATCAATGCTCTCGGCTTTGACTTTGAGAGCTTCGGAGAACTGGTGAAAGCCGTGTGGAATGGACTTTGTGAAGTTCTTGCCCCACTGTTTGAGGGCGTATTTCAGCACATTGCAGATATTTTTTCTTTCGTAACCGACACCATTTTAAGTATTCTCGACATTTTCATCGGTCTGTTTACCGGAGATTGGGATCAGTGCTGGAATGGCATAAAAGACCTCTTTACAGGCATATGGGATTTCATTGTAAACTCACTCAGCAATATTCTGAACACGCTGACAGGTGTGTTAGATGTATTCCTTGGCTGGTTCGGCACTTCATGGGACGAGGTCTGGACGGCAATCAAGGATTTCTTCATTGGCATATGGGACAGCATTTGCTCTTTCTTCCAGTCCATTGCCGATTTCTTTGTGAACACCTGGAATGCGATATCTTCATTCTTTACGGGAATTGTAACTGCTATTCACGATACTG